ATCAGAAAAGAATTTAGATGAATTCCTTGTGAGTATTGAAAAGGAATCAAGCACATTAGTATTCTTCGCTATGTCTCCAGGTGACTATGAACTCATGGCATATAATCTTCAAGAGATTAAACGTTATGTCAAAGAATTAAAACAAGTTGTAGTCTACTATAAGAAAGTAACTACTATAGAGGAAGAAGAAAATGGCAATCCCGACAACCCTTAGTGAAAAAGCATCAGTCGCAGCACGTCTAGCGTCATGGTCATACATGGATGATGCAGATGCACGTCTAGCATTAATTAAAAAAGAATTTCATAGTAGTGCTAAGTCTAGACTTATTTCTATTAATAGTGCTGAATGTTTAATCACTAAAGCAGATAGTCAATTATGGATTGCCTTTAGAGGTACTCAACCTAATCAATTAAACGATCTTAAAGCTGATCTAAATATGTTTAAAGAAAAATCTGAATCTGCTGGTATGGTTCATGGTGGCTTTAAAGATGAAGTTGATGAGCTATGGGAAGAAGTCGTTAAAGAATTACAGCGTAACGGTAAGCTTGTCAGTCCTCGTGATGTATATTTTTGTGGTCATTCTCTTGGTGGAGCTATGGCAACCATTGCAGCATCTCGTTATACATTAGCTAGAGGTTTGTTTACGTTTGGTTCTCCTCGTGTTGGTGGTAAACAGTTTGTTAATACATGTTGTGTTCCTCATTATCGCTTTGTAAATAACAATGATCTAGTCGCTAAAGTACCACCTTCTATCCTTGGTTTTAAACATGATGGTTGTGAGATGTACTTCAGCAGTAAAGAATCATTAGTGTTAGGTAATACATTTTGGCAAGACTTTGCTGATCTCTTTAAAGGTTTAATCTCATCTTGGGCTAAGTTAAAATTCTTTGATGGATTAACAGATCACGGTATGGATGGTTATATATATCTAGTGGATAAAAATAAAGAGGAAATTGATAAATGTCGTGGTTAACCATTCTTGCACTTAAGTCAATGCTATCGTCAGTAATCGGTAGCTCATTCTATAACTGGTTCCAAGGCACTAAGCTTGGAATCTGGTTTCAGCAGTATGTCAACAATACTATGCAGTATCTGGCTGACAAATACGATTTAGAACTTGCAAAGAAAGATTCTAAGTTTCGTAAACAATATCCCTTGATCCTCGCACGAATTGAAGAACTTGAAAAGAAAGTAAAATAACTGTTTACTTTCACCCCTTGGTATGATATAATATACCTTCTAATTTATTAACAGGATTAACTTATGTCTTTTAACGTTACTAAAAGAGATGGCTATACTCAGCCGTTTGACCTAGAAAAGGTACACCAAGTACTCGAATGGGCAACCGAAGGCATTACTGGTGTCTCTGTATCTGAGATAGAACTCAAAGCAAACATACAACTATATAACAATATTCCAGCATATGACATTCATGAGCTTCTTATTAAGAGTGCTGCTGAACATATCACCGAATCAACTCCAAACTATCAATACGTAGCAGCTCGATTAATTAACTATAAGATTCGTAAAGAAGTCTATGGTAAATACGAACCTTGCTCTTTATATAAACTTGTTAAAGATAACGTTAAACATGATGTATATGATGCCGGCATCTTAGATAAGTACACTGTTGAAGAATTCGATGATCTAAATCTCTATATTAAACATAACAGAGATAATGATTTTACGTATGCTGGCATGGAACAATTCCGTGGTAAATATCTAGTACAAAACAGACGTACTGGTGAATTATTTGAGTCACCACAAATGCTTTATATGATGGTGTCTATGACTTTATTTGGTGAGTATGATCAATCAACAAGAATAAAATACGTTAAGGATTATTATGATGCAATTTCTCAGTTCTATATTTCACTCCCTACACCTATCATGGCTGGAGTCCGAACTTCCACTAGGCAGTTTTCCAGTTGCGTTCTTATCGAATCCGGCGATAGTCTCGATTCTATCAACGCTACCGCTACGAGTATTGTAAAATATATCTCTAAGAAAGCTGGTATCGGTATCGGTGCTGGTTCTATTCGAGCTGCCGGAGCAAGTGTAGGTGATGGTTCTATTGTACATACAGGTCTCATTCCATTTTTAAAATATTTTCAGTCTGCTGTTAAGTCATGTAGCCAAGGCGGTGTCCGAGGTGGAGCCGCTACGGTATACTTACCATTATGGCATTATGAGTTTGAAGACTTAGTTGTATTAAAGAATAATAAAGGTACTGAAGAGAATCGCGTACGTCATATGGATTATACCTTCCAATTGAATAAACTTATGTATGAGCGTTTATTAACTGGTGGTAACATTACGTTCTTTGATCCACATGATGTTCCTGGTCTGTATGAATCATTCTTTTCAGATCAAGATAAGTTTAAAGCGATATATGAAGAGTATGAAAGAAAAACTTCTATTCGTAAAAAGACTATGCCTGCACTTGATGTATTCCAAAGTCTTTTAAGTGAACGTAAAGATACTGGTAGAGTATACGTAATGAATGTTGATCATGCAAACGAGCATGGCGCATTTCATCCAAAGGTTGCTCCTATTCGTATGAGTAATCTTTGTTGCGAAATCGATTTACCAACTAAACCATTACAATCAGCTGATGATCCTAATGGTGAAATTAGTCTATGTACTCTATCAGCAATCAACTGGGGTCTTATTAATGATCCATCTGAGTTTGAAAAGTATTGTACGTTATCAGTAAGAGCACTTGATGCGTTATTAGATTACCAAGATTATCCAATTGAAGCTGCATATCGATCAACAATGAATCGTAGACCACTAGGCGTTGGTATCATTAACCTTGCATACTTCCTTGCTAAGCGTGGATTAAAGTATGATGATGGTGCATTTGATACAGTTGATGAATATGCCGAAGCATGGTCGTATTATCTTATTAAAGCATCTGCTGACTTAGCTTCTGAGAAAGGTAAAATCAATAAAAATTATGAGACTAAATACGGCAGTGGAATCCTTCCAATTGATACATATAAGGAAGCAGTAGATAATTTAGTTAAGCCTAACGAAAGAATGCCATGGCAGAGTTTACGTAATCAATTAGAGTTTACAGGTATACGTAACTCAACACTTATGGCTCTTATGCCAGCTGAGACTTCAGCACAAATAAGTAATAGTACTAATGGTATTGAACCACCAAGAGCATTAGTATCATACAAGCAATCAAAGGATGGTGTTATGGCTCAGGTTGTTCCTGGCATTCATCACTTAAAGAACAAGTACGATTTGTTATGGGATCAAGAATCACCTGATGGTTATTTAAAGATCTGTGCAATTCTACAGAAGTATATTGATCAAGGGATTAGTGTGAATACCTCTTATAATCCTCAGTTCTTTGAAGATAATAAAGTACCTATGTCAGAAATGGTAACTGATCTTGTGACTGCTTACAAGTATGGACTAAAACAATTATATTATTTCAACACCCATGATGGTGCTGGAGATAATTCAGAAGAAGAAGATTGCGAGAGCTGTAAAATATGAAAAAAGGCACCAAGTCACATTTAGATAAAATGATGTTCTTAGACGAATCAGTAGATATCGCACGGTATGATACCGTAAAATATCCGAACATCGATAAGATTACTGATAAGCAATTGGGTTTCTTTTGGAGACCTGAAGAAGTAGATGTATCAAAGGATAAGAAAGACTTCGATTCATTGGATGAGCATGAACAACATATCTTTACAAGTAACTTAAAGAGACAAATTCTATTAGATTCAGTTCAAGGTAGAGAACCATTAGATGCATTCTTGCCTATATGTTCACTCCCTGAAGTAGAGAACTGGATTACTACATGGGCATTCTTTGAAACAATTCATAGTCGTTCATATACACATATCATTCGTAACATATATCCAGATCCTTCAATTGTATTTGATGAGATTATGGATAACTCTGAGATTATGGACTGTGCAAAAGATATAAGTAAATACTATGATGATCTAACTGAAGCAAATGTTCATAACGATCCTGAGTACAGGCATCCAGTAGATTTATATGAACATAAGAAAAAGATCTGGTTAGCTCTTATGTGTGCTAACGCTTTAGAAGGCATAAGGTTCTATGTATCGTTTGCATGCTCATGGGCATTTGCAGAATTAAAGAAGATGGAAGGTAACGCAAAGATTATCAAGTTTATCGCAAGAGATGAGAACGTTCATCTTGCTGGCAGTACAGTAATGATTAAGAGCCTATTAAAAGAAGACCCTGATTATACAAAGATTCAAGCTGAATTAGCTGATGAAGTAGAAAAGTTATTCGTAGGTGTAGTAGAACAAGAAAAGCAATGGGCTAATTATCTATTTAAAGATGGATCAATGATTGGTCTTAATGAAAAATTATTATGTGATTATGTTGAATGGATTGGCACAAAGAGAATGAGAGCTTTGGGTATACATTCACCGTATCATGTATCAAAAACAAACCCTCTGCCATGGACTGAAAAGTGGATTGGCGGTGGCAATGTACAGGTAGCACCACAAGAAACAGAGATCACATCTTATGTTACGGGTGGAGTTAAGAAAGATGTTACTGGTAGTACACTAGCCGCACTGAGCTTATAGGAGATATAATGATTGAAGTAATAGTATACGGAAAAGAATCATGCCCGCAGTGTGTGACTGCAAAGAATCTAATGGATCGAATTAAAGATACAACACCTATATTCGCCAAATGTACGTATAAGAAATTAGATGTAGACTTTACTCGAGAAGAATTATTCGCAATATTTCCAGATGCAAAGACATTTCCACAGATATCTGTTAACGGCACGAGTGTAACGTTTGATCAATTTAAAACAACGATCGACAGTCTATTATGAGTACTATAAAACAAATAGATTGTCCGATGTGCTATAATAAATCACGAGTATCATGTGAAGAAGATGATCCTAAGTTTTGTCCTATATGTGGTGAACCAATCGAAGACCATATTGAAGAGCTTGACTTTGATGACTAGTTAACACGGCCGGCGCCTCTGCAATACATAATGTACGCGCCGGTTCTTTTATATATAATACATGTGGTTATATAATGATAAAGAATATGTTCCTCCTCAAGACTTTAGTTCTGACGACTATTACGGGTTTGTGTATCTCATAACGAATGAGCAAACTGGTAAGATGTATGTTGGTAAGAAGTTCTTTTGGTTTAAGAAAACCTTAGGGATTACTAAGACCAGAAAGAGAAGGAAGAAGACCTTAGTTGAATCGGATTGGAAGACTTATTTCGGTTCATCTAATTCACTTAATGAAGATATTAATAAAGATGGCTCTAGTCATTTTAAAAGAGAGATCATTCACTTGTGTAAAACCAAAGGAGAATGTGCATACATGGAAGCTAAGGAGCAGTTTGACAGGGATGTCCTTTTGACTGATGACTACTATAATGGCTTCATAGGGTGCAAGATTGGCGCACCATCAGTAAAAGGTTTAAAAAAGTAGTGTACAATTGCTATAAACTGTGTTATAATATATATTAAATTATGA